ATCTAGAATCACGTTTAAGGGCTATCCCGCTGATGTTTGGCAAGTTCCCGCACACAACAAACACGGTAATCTTTGGATTGCTAAAGTTGGTGGAGTTGTTAAAACGGTAGCTGAGGCACAAGCGATTGTTGATGCAGAGGTTCAAGCAGCACAAGCTGCGTGGGACGCTTTACCTGATGCTGAAAAAGCACCAGCAGTAGAGATGAACACAAGACCTACTGACATAACATTAGAGGAATAAATTTAAAATGGCTGAGTACAAAGGCATTCATGGCACGAAGGTGCAAGACTATACTACGGATCCTGATAATCCTATAACGGGACAGGTGTGGTATAATGAAACTGCAAATACTTTAAAAGTTGAATCTGTAAGTACAGCAGGTGCATGGGCAACGGGTGGTAGTTTGAATACTGCTAGACAATATTTAACAAATGCAGGAACTCAAACAGCAGCTTTAGGTTTTGGAGGTGAAAGTATACCTTCCCCTAATGTAGCATTAACAGAATCTTATAATGGCTCAACTTGGACAGAAGTAAACGATTTAAATACTTCAAGAGAAAAATTAGCAGGTGCAGGAACAAGCACAGCAGCTTTAGGTTTTGGTGGTTATTTGAATACAGCAGTTACAGAGTCTTGGAACGGCACATCTTGGACGGAAGTAAACGATTTAAATACTGCAAGAGGAGTATTTGCAGGAAATGGTACTCAAACATCTGCATTAGCTTATGGTGGTTATCCTACATTTGCATTAACAGAAAGTTGGAACGGAACTTCTTGGACAGAAGTTGCTGACTTAAATACAGTTAGATATAATTTGGGTGGTATAGGAGCAGATAACACTTCTGCATTAGCTTTTGGAGGTGGAGATCCTATTAAAGCAAATACTGAAACTTGGAACGGATCAAGTTGGACAGAAGTTAATGACTTAAATACTGGTAGAAAAGAACTTTCAGGAGCAGGAGTTCAAACATCTGGATTAGCTTTTGGTGGTTCTTCAGGTGCTCCAGTAGCTGCAACTATTACAGGTGCAACAGAAGAATGGAATGGTGTAAGTTGGACAGAAACAACTGATTTAGCTACTGCAAGATCAGGTTTAGCAGGAACAGGTACAACCTCTGCTGCATTAGCTTTTGGTGGAAAAACTGGAACAAATACAGCAGCAACAGAAGAATGGTTAGGTGCAGGTGCACCTGTAATTAGAACAATAACAACAGATTAATTATGACAACATACAAAGAAATATTTGGCACAAACATTGAAGTACTAGCTTCCGATCCCTCAAATCCAGTTGAAGGACAAGTTTGGTATAATACAACTGATAATGTGGTTAAAGGAAGTGCTGTAACAACAGCAGGAGCTTGGGTTACGGGGGGAGCTTTAAATCAAGCAAGAGAGGGAGCAGCATCAACTGGAACAACAAAATCAGCAGCTTTATTTGCCGGAGGAAGAATAGGTCCTGCAGGAGCACCTCCAGGAATATCTGCAAATACAGAATTATATAATGGTACTTCTTGGACAGAAGTAAATAATTTAATTTCAGGAAGATGGCAAACGACAGGTTTAGGAAGTCAAACAGCTGCACTAGCCTTTGGGGGTCAGGTAGCTCCAGTTCCATCTGGATCACCCACAGTAAACACAGAATCATGGAATGGTACAAGTTGGACTGAAGTTAATAACTTAACCGCAGCCAAATCTCAACAAGCAGGTATAGGTACACAAACATCTGGATTAGGTGTTGGAGGTAACACAGGTTCTATAACAGGACAAACAGAATCTTGGAATGGAACAAGTTGGACAGAGGTTAATGATTTAAACACTGCAAGACAAGGTTTAGGTGGTGCTGGAATTGATAACACATCTGGTTTAGTTTTTGGTGGACAAGATCCTTCAGGTGCAATAGCTGTAACAGAATCTTGGAACGGAACAAGTTGGACAGAAGTAGCAGATTTAAACGCAGCTAGAAGATACATTGGAGGTACTGGAACACAAACTTCTGCTCTAGGTTTTGGAGGACGTCCTGAAGGTCCTTCTGGATCTTTAACAGAAAGTTGGAATGGTACAAGTTGGACTGAAGATGGAGATTTATCAAATGCTAGATTTGCAATGGGTAGTGCAGGAAGTAGTAATACGAATGCTTTAGCTTTTGGTGGAGATACAGAACCGAGAGCTTTTACTACTGCAACAGAAGCATGGACAGGAGCAGGTGCTGTATTAATACAAACATTTACAGATAGTTAAGACTTGCAATAATTTTTAAATAATCTATAAAACCTTTAAACATAACGGAGACAGAGTGACTGATAAAAAAGACGTAAAAGATTTAATTCAACAAGAAGAACCTCACTTAAATAATCTATTAGAACAAAATGATCTTACTGATTTTAAAGGTATGGTTGATGAACTTAGAGACACTTGGAGTAAAAAACAAATGTTTCGAACAGAAACTGAAGCTAGATTTTCTGTACTTCAAGATAACAGATACCCCACTAAAGGTGCAAAGTATTGGCAGTGTGTTAGGGAGCAATCTAGTTACTTAGATAACTTAATGACATTATCCTTTGACTACAGAAGAAATGAAGCAAAAATTAAATGGTTAGAGAAAAAAACTGAGTCTGAACAAGATGAATATAAATTAACTAAGTATCAAATTGATTTAGATGAAGCTAAATTTGGTAAAGCCTCTATGGAAAAAACTGCTAAACATAGAATGAGAGAAATTAAAATGTGGTCTGGATTAAAGAAAGAATTTAATGATGGATCATTTAATGACAAAGATGTTAATCAACATCAACTAGAATCATATGGTATGCAGTATGCAGAGAAAGCAAAATCTTTAAATGCAAACTCTTCAGAAGCAGAAATATTTAATATTATGGGACAACTTCAATCTTTACAAAGAATTAAAAAATCTGGTGAATTAGAAAATAAAACTGAAAAAAAAGAAGAATTACCCAGCTCATAAATTTTAATGAAATTTGATTTTGTATTTTTAGGTCAATCGATTCTAAAGTATCAAGTACCATTGGATATTTTTACAGCAATTAATCAAATCTACGAACAAAACTTACACAACCTTGCACCTGCAAACGGGCAGTTAGTGGGTAAGATAGAGAACGAACATTCTTTATTTTATAATGGTCAAGATCAATCTAAGATGAAGAATCATAACTTGTTACCACGAAACGTTACTGATTATTTCATGATGGTGTTTAAACACTACCTAGATTTTAATAAAATTAAAGAATATGATACACACTTAAATTCTATTTGGGTGAATGAAATGAAACAACATGAATATAATCCTGCACACATTCATAGAGGAACATTATTTACTGGGCTATCTAGTGTTATGATTTTAAAAATGCCATCAACTTTTGGTAAAGAATACTCTAATGATGCTATACCACAAAATGGAAGGCTTCAAATATTAGGTGCAAGTAATGGTCAGTTTGCAAAAATAGATTATCAACCACCAATGGATCTTAGAGATTTTTATATTTTTCCATATGATATGAGACACTGTGTGTATCCATTTAATGGAACTACTGAGACCAGAAGAACACTAGCTGCAAACTGTGATGTGCAGTTTGATCCAATTAAAAACAGAGGAGCAATATGATAACAGAACCACGTTGGAGATCATTTATAGTAGAAACAACCAGACCTATATTTACACCTTTACAATGTAAAATGATTATTGAAGCTGGAAGAGAAGAACCTAAACAAGATGCTTATGTTGGAAATAAAAAAGGTATTAAAGGTGGTGTGTTAGATACTGAAATAAGAACTTCACATATTAGTTGGATTCCATTCAAGAAAATGAATGACATGTACAAAGACATTGAGCGTATAATGAAAACTACAAATAGTAATCATTTTGGTTTTGATGGAATGACATTAACAGAAATGGCACAATATACAGAATACTCTGAAGGAGGATTCTATGATTGGCATATTGATAATGATGTTAACATGGCACATGAGCCTCCTGTTAGAAAAATATCCATGACTTGTTTGCTTTCTCCAGAAAATGAATTTGAAGGAGGGGATTTAGAATTAATGTCTGAAGGTAAAATTGCAAAACTTAAACAAGGTCATGCAGTATTCTTTGCATCATTTATTAGACATAGAGTTAAACCAGTTACACGTGGTAGAAGACAATCACTTGTTATGTGGTTTGGAGGGACACCATTTAAATGATTAGAGAATTACATTTTCCAACACCTGTTTATATTTTTGATCACAATGATCCATCTTTAAATGTTCAATTAGAGAAAGATATTTTAAATTGGATGAATCAAGATAAAGGGGTAACTAGAACAAATGTTAAAGGTTGGCATTCAACAACTGATATGCACACAAAACCTGAATATGCTAGACTAGTGAAAGCTTTACATGAAGCACAAAATAAAATTTATGATGAAGAACATTTGGACTCAGAACCTTTTCTAGGAAATATGTGGGCTAATGTAAATCCTCCAGGTGGAATGAATAGGGCTCATGTGCATCCTAATTGTTTGTGGTCTGGCGTGTATTATGTTAAAGCTCCTAAGAACTCAGGTCAATTAAAAATTGATGATCCTAGAGCAGCAGCGTCTATGTGTAGACCTAAAATGAGAGAAAGGTTAAATCATCCAGATACATCACCTACAAGATTATGGAGAGAACATCATTATGAGCCTATTGCTGGAAGATGCATTATGTTTCCTGCTTGGTTAGTACACTGTGTTGATCCTAACGAATCTAATGATATAAGAATATCTGTTTCATTTAATTTTTTACAAAAGACGATGTTTGTATGATAGTTCACAAAGATCAAATAGTATTTAGAGAAAAACATTTACAAACTGAAGAAGGAAGAATGAGTCAAACAGAAAATGAAAAATGGAAAAAATTAAAAATAGATATAGAAAAAAATGGTATAATTAATCCTTTAATCTGTACTGAAAAAGATGGTAAGTATAGACTGTGTATGGGTATGAGAAGATTTATTGCAGGTTGTTTATTAGACATAGAAAATTATAAAATAGAAATTGTATCTGATGAGGAAGTAGATACATTAATAAATGCTACAAGTAAATATCAAACCAAACATAAAGATGGTACAGATATATCATTATGACATTTAATAAATATCAAGTAATCAAAGGTGCGGTTAGTTACGAGTTAGCTAATTTTATATTTAACTACTTCTTACTTAAACGAGATGCGGTTAAGTATATGTATGATAATAATATTACTTATGATAATGGTATGTTAGGTACTTGGACAGATAAACAGATTCCAAACACCTATTCTCATTATGCTGATCCAGTAATGGAAACTTTATTAATGAAAGTATTACCAGTCATGGCTCATGAAACAGGGCTACAATTAGTCCCCACTTATTCCTATGCAAGAATTTATAAGAATGGAGACACCCTTCATAGACACAAAGATAGACCTAGCTGTGAGATATCGACAACAATAAACTTAGGTGGTGAACCGTGGCCCATATTTATAGATGGAACAGGAGCAGATAATGTTATGAATGAAAGACAAAATTTAGTTAAACCAGGTGCTCCAGAGGGTACAAGAATTTTATTAGATATAGGTGACATGTTAGTATATAGTGGATGTGAATTAGAGCATTGGAGAGAACCATTTAAAGGAACTACATGTGGACAAGTATTCTTACATTATAACCATGTAAATGGTCCTTTTGCTAATAAAAATAGATTTGATGGTAGACCTATGTTAGGCTTACCACCTTTTTCTAAAAAGTAATAGATTTTAATTTTATTTATATTTTGTTATATTGTGTATATAATAAATAATTATGCCATTAACTCAATTAAATTTTCAACCTGGAATAGACACTGAAAACACCGAAACAGGTGCAGAAGGTAAATGGATTGATTGTGATAAAGTAAGATTTCGTAAAGGACTTCCTCAAAAAATAGGTGGTTGGACTAGATTTAGTGAAGCTTATTATATTGGAGTAGGAAGAGCTTTAGAACAATGGTTTGCTTTAAATGGTTCTCGTTATGAAGCTATAGGAACTGATAGAAAAGTATATGCTTATGCTTCGGGAACTAATCAAGATATTACTCCTATAAGAGAAACAGCTTCTCTTGTTAATGCTATTACTACTACAAATACAAGTGCTACTTTAACTATTTCAGATACAGCACATGGAGCTGATGTAGGTGATTTTGTAACTTTAAGTAATGTAAGTGCAAATGTCGGTGGAATTTTATCAACTGTTTTTGATGCTGAATATGAAATTTTAAGTATAACAAATGTTGATGCTTATACTATTTTAAGTAGTGCTACTGCAACTTCTACAGTAGGACCTAGTGCTAATTGTACAGCTACCTATCAATTAAATATAGGTCCAAGCGAACAAACTTTTGGATACGGTTGGGGATCAGGAGCTTGGAGTGCTAGTACTTGGGGAACTGCCAGAACAACTTCTAATGTAACTCTTGATGCACGGTTATGGTCTATCAATAATTGGGGAGAAGATTTAATAATAACACAAAAAGATGGTGGAACTTATGAATGGGATACTTCAGGAGGAATGAGTGATAATAGAGCTACAGCTATTGCTAATGCTCCTACTAATTCTAGTTTATCAATAGTATCTACAGAAACTAGACATGTTGTCTGTATGGGTACAGAGACAACTATAGGAACTCCTGCAACTCAAGATAAAATGTTTATTCGTTGGTCTGATCAGGAAAATTATAATTATTGGACACCTAATGTAACTAACTCTGCGGGATCACAAAGAATAGCAGGAGGAAGTGAAATAAGATGTGCTCGACCTGCTAAAGGAACTATATTAGTATGGACAGATACTACAATGCAATCAATGTCTTTTATTGGTCCTCCTTTTATATTTGGCTTTAGACAATTAGGTAACGACTGTGGAGCTGTAGGATTAAATAGTGCGATGGTAATAGATGATGTAGCTTACTGGATGTCTGATGGACAATTCTTTAGATATGCAGGCTCTGTTCAAGAAATACCTTGTCCTGTATTAAATCATGTATTTGATAATATTAATAAAATTCAATATGCACAAGTCTATGCTGCACAAAATTCTAACTTTTCTGAAGTAATATGGTAT